GTTTTAACCCCTCTGGAAATCTAGGTAGCGATACCTTCTAACCAGTCAATTGGCTATTATCTCGTGAGATAATAGACTATGATTGCAATGTGGAAAAACTCGAAGTCTAATTGCTTACTTGATATAATGAAACAAGTATATTGGGTTTGTTAGGCGGGTGGTTCCCTATGATCTGCCGTCCCGAAAGGAACAGCGGAGTAGACCACTTATAACATCTTTAAATTTCTTGAGATCTTTTCAGACCATACAAGCAATGTCTAAAAACTTTTAAGCCCCCCTTCCTTAATTTTTAATATTAAGTTAAGAAGGACAAAATCCGTAATAGAAATATTGCCATAATTAACATTTACTCAACTATGAAAAAAAATAATAATTTAAATTCTTTTAAGTCTTTCTTTGCTAATTTCAAGTTATATACAGATGTCTATAAGGCTGGTTCTATGATCAAACTTTCAAATGAAAAACATTTGAAGTTAGTACTTAAAGAAGTGGGTTGACGTATAGTCACCCTCTCCTTTTTAAGTACTAAAGAAACTTCCCGGTTTAGAATGTTACATAACTTCGCTGCTCATCTTATCAAAATGAATAAGAATCACGGTGAAGTTTATACAACTAAATACCTAAAAGCCTCTCAATTAGCTATTCAGAAAAAGTTGGCTGGTCAACCTCTTAAAAGTTTAAGAGAAGTTGAGCCTGACTTTAACTTTCCTAGGTTATCAAAGAGTGGATTGCCATCTATTATAAAAACAACAGATAGATCATCCATCTGTAATTGTAGTTATTCTGTTATAAGGTTTTACTTATCTCTATTTTCTTTATATAGAGTTATTAAGTTACCTTGTCAACCGAAAATACAAACAATTACTGATAACTTCGGGGGGAACTTACAAGGTTTAAGTACTTTCAACTTATGATTAGGTATACACACTAATCATTTTGTTAAGAAATTCCTTAATACCTCGCTAAAGGATTTGAAGTGTTCTCGGATTCTTCCGATAATAAAATCATCTCCCCAAGGTCCTTTAAGTTATCGTCACTTATTCTCTTCTTACTTTACATTGAAATACGTTAACACTTCAGTTTTCGATTCGATGAAGAAGTGGATCAGTTTAACAAAATCATCTAATATGACGATCTTGTTCTCTAATATTGAGTTTCTTTTTAAAACTTTTCTATCAGACGGAAAACACTTATCTCATTCTCCTATAGGAAGGCTTTCTTTCAAAGAAGAAGCAGCTGGTAAGTTAAGGATATTTGCCATGGTTGATATAATTACTCAATCATTGCTCCGTCCTTTACATGACCAGTTGTTTAGTCTTTTTAAGAAAATTCCCAATGATTGTACTCACGATCAAGACAAAGGTTTCAAAATGGCTTGTGATCTTTCGATCAAGCATAATTGTTCCTTCGGTTTTGATCTGACAGCTGCAACAGATAGATTGCCTATTGTTACTCAAGTCGCTGTACTTAATTCCCTTTATGGTAATGGTATCGGTGATCTTTGATCTAATATATTAATTAATCGTGATTACTTAATCGAGACAGACGATTATGATCTGCCTGATTCAGTTCGTTACACCGTGGGTCAACCTATGGGGGCACTTTCTTCTTGGGCTATGTTGAACTTGGTTCATCATCTTATGATCCAATACATAGCTTTTGAATTGGGTAAAACCAAGGTAGGTGA